TTGGTAAGCCATCTCATTATTTCTTCCAGCAGAAGTTACAGCTTCGTTAGTTGCAGTAACTTGAATTCCTTTAGTAGAAATTTGAGTGTGGTTATTTTCCAATACAGTTGGAGCCATAGTTCCATAAGAAATATCAGCACCTTCAACTGCAGCATTTGCAGCAACATCAGCTAATGCATCTGTTTGCCATTGGTGTAGTGTATTTGTTGCTTTTGTTTTTGCAACTCCAGACATAAAAGGTGTTTCTGTTGGACTAATTGAATAAATTATGTCCGCTAGATCTTCTCTTATACCTTTAGCTGTATATGTTGTATATTTAGCCATTTGTTTTCTCCGTTAGGTTATTGTTTATAGATAACGCATCAGCAAATCAGTAGCATCTTTTGCACTACCGCTTTTCTTCAACGCATTAATCTTCTTCAACCTAGATTGACTATTTATATCTTCCTTAGTAGATTTAACACCAGATTTAACAACTGTAGTTGGCTTAACTTTTTTACTTACTAAATTGGGTTTAGTCGCATTAGCTTTCATACCATCCATAATCACATCAAAATATCTTGAATCATAAATTCTTGAAACATCTTCATTTGAAAATCCTTTAGAATTTAAATAACCCATGATATTTGATTTAACTGAATTACCCTTAATAGGATCAGCAAGTACAGGATGTTTTAAATGAAGTTTTTTTTGTTCATTTTTTAATATTTCCTGGAACTGAGTTTCTTGATGTTCTCTCAGTTTTTGCTGTGCTTGTTGAATTGATTGTTTTCGTTTATTTATCTTACGATCAACTCTAGCAGCTTCAGTTGGATCTTCATCCCAAAGAGCATCAAGCTCCTTAGAATTCATATCATTGTTAATCTCAGCATTTAAAGTAACTACTAATGAATTTAAATCATCCATCTTAGTTGAATACTGATTTTTAAGACGATCTTCTTCGGATTTTAGCTCTCTTTTTTCAATTGCTATCTCCTCAGTTTTTCGTCTGTAGTCAGCATCTTTTTGATAACCTGCTTTTAATTCGTCAAGGTCAACATCAATCTTTTCACCATTAACAGTAACCTGGTGTAGATCGGTTGTTTGTTCTTCAATTGCATTTTCATCTTGTGATGCTTGTTCTTCATCTGCAACTTCTAAAGTTTCCTCTAGTTGAGTTTCAGGTTGTTGTTGTTCTTCTGTTTCAGTTTCCACTTTCGCTTCAACTTCTTCTTTTGGTTCAACTGGTGCTGCTTCTTCTTGAGGTTTTTTGATAACACCTTTAGTGTCCATTAAACCTTCAATAGATTTTGCTGCACCTTGTACTGAAGCATTGTTCAGTAATGGGTTTTCGTTAGACATGAAGTCCTCCTAGTTAAGCTGTCTTGCGACTTGGCTTATTCTAACCATTGTGGTTAAAATTTTGTATTATCCTGTTTTTTTCTGAAATCTTCCAACTGTTTAGCTGCAAGTTTTCCAGTTTCAATGATTGTATGTAAGTGTTGCTCTACTTTACCTACAACATTATAAGCGATCCAAAGTTTTTCTCTGGTATCACTCTCTTTAGCACCTGTTTTTTCAAGAAGTGCTTCAGAATAAATTTTTTTAAGAGTTTCCATACTCTCTTGAAAAAGTTTACTCTCTAATATCTGCTTGGCTTCGTTGGATCGGCTGATCTCCACCGACCTGTCTGCCTGGTCTTTCGCTTCCATTTATTCCTTTTAACTGTTCACCGAACATATTAGTAGATTTTGCCGCTTGTTCAAGTATTTTGTTATCACCAGCAACCATCATCTTATCTAAATCTGCATCAGCTTTAATTTTTGCAGTATCTAATTGAGTATTATATTTTAAAGCCATTTCTTTTATCTTAGCTTCAAAGTCTAATTGCATTTCTTGAGTTTTTTGTTGTAGTTCTTGAGATTTTAATTCAAGATCAGCAATCTTTCTCTTATTCTCAGCATCAATTCTAGTAAATTCTATTTTCTCAATAGGAGTTAGTGGTGGTGGAGCAGGTGGTGGCATCATTTGTTTACCCACTTCAGGATCTACAAAGTAAGTTTCTACATTTTTAAGACCAGCATTTTCTACCATCTTAGTCAAAGTGTTATACATATTTTTAAGATTAACCATTGGCATCTCTTTTCCACCTTGTAATTGGAATGCTTGTAGTTGTCTTTCTAAAATACTATTTAGCATAATTGTTTGTTGTTCTTTAGAACCAGTTCCTAGTCCAACAACAATACTAATATTAAATCTATCTTTCCATTCAGTAGGTCTAACTGGAATATATTGATTACTCATCATTATAATTTTTTCTTTGTCTTGATACTTAACCATCAGCTCAAATATCTTTTTAAATAAAGTTTTAACACCTGTTTCTGCAAAGACTCTAGCAATCAATTCTGATCTCATTTGAGTTTGTTGCATTAGTGCATTTACACCAGTTGCAGTTTTAGCATTTAATGTATCTGGACTTAAACCTTGAGCTTCTTTTGAAACACCAGTTCTAGCTTCTCTAACTGAATCTAAATAATTTAATAATGGAAATGCTTGTTGTGAAATTGGTTGTGCTTGTAAAGGTTGCATGACTTGATTCGGTGGTTGTTTAGTTCTAACAATTCCACCAGGTCTAGTCGTTAGTAGATCATCCATGTTCACCATACCATCCATAACAGCTACTCTGTTGTTATTTGTTAAATACATATTGTCTAACAACTGACGCATGACAGTAGATTTCATTAACTGAACATCTTCTACTAATTCTGAAATTGATCTTCCATAAAATCTATGTGGCATTGGAATAGGAGTGATGGTTACGAAAGGAACACTATCGCAAGGCATATTAGATAATATGTTAGCACCATCTGTTCCAGCCGATACAATTTTTCTAAGCTCTGCTATACCATCTTGGTCATAATCATATTTTACATAAGACTCATAAACTAAAACTTTTTCTGTTGAGGTATCAGTTGCACTACTAATTTTATAATTATCAACATCTGTTAATCTTACTGTTTCTTCGTTGTTGTAAATATCTAAATCTGATTTTGGTAATTCATCAACTTCGTCTTGAGAATATCCCATAGCAACAAGGTCTGATCTTGTCATTAAAACTTTGTGAGAAATAAAATCGGCATCTTCAATTGTTTTTGCACCTCTGTCAATTAAAAATTCTTCAGGTGGAATGCTCTCAACTTTTACTCTACCTGTTTTAGTAATTCTTTTTATTTTGCAATTATATAAATTAAAATTAGGAACTTGAACTTGAGATACATCTATTCCTTGTAATTTGTATTGTTCTAATACTTTTTCAAATTCTTCTTTGGCAGACTCATCTTCAAATACTTCTTCTTCAACAGTTTCTATTTCATCCTTAGTATCTTGCAAAGCTTCTTTCTCAACTATGGATAAATTTTCGTAAGTTTCGTAATCTACTTTTTCAGAGTCATCCCAATAAATTTTTAAGAAACCATTCTTCTCAATTAACGCATCTTTGAAAAAATTATATAATAATTGAAAGCCATCATTCTCTTTATAAAAAACATGATTTAAATAAGCTGTCGCTTGGTCAGCCATAGGAATATCTTCGGCTGTCATAGGTTCGCAGCTTACGACTTTATCTGATGCTGTGAATACTCTTAATAAATTTGGTAATAGACTTTCAATCGTATCGGCAACATCTGTTGATACTACCTGACTACGACCATCTATTTCTGTGCCTAATCTATCACCTAAATAATATTCTAAAGATTTAGTTCTGGAATCTGATAACTCTCCACCCAGATAACCTAAAGCATTTTGAATTTGATTTGATAATAAACTTTGTAATTCTATATTTGATAATTCTTTATTTTTTTTTGCCATATTAAACTATATAATTTGTATCAACTCTTATTGGCTTATTCCAATCCGATCTTTCTATGGGTTCTGTAACAGCTCCATATCTTACCGAATCGCAAAAGTGTGATGCCCAATTGTGTAGGGGTTTATTCCTAAAACAATTATTTTTTTCATCCCACCGCTTACAATATGATTTTAATGCTTCTACTAGCTTATTGCAATTGTTTTTATGAAAAAAACACTTTGGTAACATTCGTCTTACTTGCTCAATACCATCTTCTACACTAAGTTTGGGTGCTATGTCAAATTCTAACCCTAGTTCTTTAGCGGTTTCCCATCTGGATTTATTTGTGCCAATCTCTCTAACTCTAATATCATGGGGAGCTATATGCTTTGAATAGTTGTAAGGTTTGCTATCTATGACATTTATATAATGCTCTAATCCCTCACCTGAGTTTTCGTAGCAATCAATAATTCTAATTTCGCCATTTGTCCTTCGTTGAGCAAAGGTAATTACTGTACTATCGTTCATTCCTAAATCCCACCAGGTTTCCACATCTAAACTTTCATCTATATCAAAGTTCTTAACATTGCCAGACTCCTCTAACTCCTCAATTATACTTCCAAAATAAGAACCACTTATTCCAGCTTGAAATGAGCATTCAAATTCTTGGTCATAACTTTCATTTGACATGGTTTGTTTGGCTGCATCTAATTCTTCTTGAGCTATGATCTTTGTTTCACTAGCTTTAAAAACGGATGTAAACCAATCTTTATTTTTTTTAGCTTTCTCATGGAGTTCGTAGAACCAATTTCTTCCCATTGGTGTGCCGATAAATATGGCGAACCCTTTTCTGTCCGATAGGCATGGTCTTAAAATAGTATCAAAGAGGTCTGGCGAAAGGTTTTGGGTTTCATCACAAACTATACCATCAAAGTATTGACCTCTAATAGCTGCACTATTCTCACCGCCTAAGATTTGTATTCTTGAATTGTTTATTCCAAAGTCCACCCTTAATTCAGACTCATTAAATTTTACACCTGGAATTGTGGCAGAAAATTGTTTCATATAATCCCATGCTGTACTCTTTCCCTGCAATCTGTAAGGAGAGATGAAAGCATATCTAGGATAGGGTTTAGTGCTTGTCAGAGCAGCTCTAATGAGGTGGTTGATAGCAAAGACAGTCTTACCCCCTCTCCTGTGAACGATCACTACATTGAAGCGGTTCTTATCGCATTTTTCATGCAAAAAATTTTGGATTTGTCTTGGCGAATAAGGAATGACAATTTGTTTCATTTTATAACAAACCCCCCCTAATGTAAAGTTTTGTTGGAATTATCAAAATCATCTTCTGTTATAAATTGATACTTTAAAAACTCTGAAAAGTCATCAGCTTCAGCTTTATTTTTAAAACCTCTGAAGTGAGTTATCACAACTGGTTTCTTTGTCATCTTATCTTTCATAATGAAGATTATTGTTTTTAGAAATTTATCATCCATGTGTATAT